ACAACCAACCGTGTTGTATCAACTCCACGAGACTCCAGTAATCCTTTATTGACTGCTGCTTCAGTATCAAAATAGAGACAATACCCATCAGGGTTAGTATCCAAAAAGTTTTTGACAACAGCAAGCGAGAAATAAGTTTTACCAGTACTTGACTCACCAGCAATGGCAGTAATACGATTGCTGCTAACCCCGCCAAAAATAGACCCACTAATGAGTCCATTAAAAATGTAGGATCCTGTGTCAATGAATCTTTCAGTCTCGTCAATCTCTGACGCAATCTGTGTATATTCATCTCCTATTTCTTTTACTATTTCTTTTAAAAAATCCATAATTAATTATCGTGATGATGTTGTGGGTAATCTTGCTCTTGTGCTTTTTGTGTCATAACTGGTCTAGCACCACCACCTTCATGTCCATGAGCAATCCCAAGTTCATGCATTTTAGCATGTTCTTTAATCTCATCTTTGAGGTCTTTACCACCAGGACCAAAGGTATAGTAAATACCATATACCATTAGTCCTGCAAGAGATGCAACTATCCAAAAGATAAACACTCCTGTTGGTGGTAATCCATCATAATTACCATGTTCAATCAAAGTTAAAAATTGCATAATTAAGTTGCAGGTATGTAATTTAAGTTTAGCACAAAACGTGCTTTTGTGTTAGAACAGGTTGAACCAGAATGGCGAATATCTGAGGGGAAAGTAATTAAACGATTTGCAACACTCTTAACATATCCACCAGATTCAAAACTTGTCCGTCCATCATTATCATTAAAATAAAATATAGAAGTAGTACAATCTTCATAATCTATATGAAACCCTCCTACTCTCACTTTATTAGTTTTTGTTCTTAGGTTTGCTTTAACCCTAATCCACTCAGAAGCAGGTATTCTTCCCATAAAAGGTTGTAGGAAAGACATGTAGTTTGATACAACTCCACGATCTGGTAGTAAGAATACATGTTGGAATTGATAATCATCAGGATGATCTCCTTCCTTATTTACATAAGGATTATAAAACCAATGCAATTCTTCTGTAAACCATTTATGCACTTGAGTAAATTCTTCTGGAGGTAAGAAATTGTCAACTAAATCAACTTGAGTCAATAATGGTTCTGACAAATCAACTCCATGATGAGTTGTCATAATTTATTTTCTATCTTGTGATAAACCTCAACATAGGATTCACAAGTTGGACATGATAAATTTGTAACTATATCATACTCGGATTCTTCATAATCGTCAAGGTCATGATCTCCACCCCAGATTAATTCTGTATTACAATGCCAACAATTCATCTTGCAATCTCCTCAAGTAAAAATATACTATAGTATTCAAGACCTGCTAGCTTAAATGCCATTGTTGCTTCAGCATTTTCTTGTCTATCTACAATAGAAACGACACGTTTAACGATATATCCTGCATCTCTCAAACGTTTTACTGCTTTGATAGATGATCCTCCTGTAGTTACTACATCTTCAAGAACAGTTACTTCAGTTCCCTCTGGGAATGTAGGACCTTCAATATATTCATCGGTTCCATGTCCTTTTGATTCTTTACGAACTATGAGAGCATCAATAATTCTATTATCTAAACCAGATACTACTGCTACACCAGATACTAAAGGGTCTGCTCCAAGAGTAAGTCCTGCTACTACAGGAGTTTCTACTAACTCTAGTAACATTATAGATGCAAGAGTTAATCCACGAGCACTTAAAATTATTGGTTTACAATTTACATAGTGTTCGGATTTTTTACCAGAGGAAAGAGTAAACTCACCTTTGCGATAACCTTTTTCTTTAATTAAATTTAGAAGTTCTTCTTTCATATTCCTAATAATTTACGTTGTCTTTCAAAATAACCATGAAGTATCCATGAACTACTGTTCATTTTATCTTCTCCACCTATACCAAATTCAAATTGAACTCTGGAATCTTTACCATAACCATCTATCTCAGGTGTGTTTCCTTTCTTTCTATCTCCACCGTTGCAAAAAACAACTGTGTTGGAAATATCTAAACACTTAGCAATAGCACCACAGGCAGATTCATCACTATCATCCCAAGAGACGACAGCATCTACCATATCAAGATGTCTAATAATATCTGCTCTTTCTGCCCACGATTGAAAATATTGATTTTTCTTTCTGGTTAACCATTCATTGCTGTTAATACCAACAACCAAATAATTAGAAAGATCTTTAGCTCTTTTAAAATATGCTATATGTCCACTGTGAATAGGATCAAATCCACCAGTAACCAAACTCACTTTATCAAAAAACATCAGATTACCATTCCGTAAGTATCTCGTATTATTTTTTTATAAGGACCACCAGGATTTGCATCTCTAACATCTTTAACTATTTTAAGTTTCTGATATAAGGCAGTGTCTCCACCTAGAGTTAATGCACTAATTATAGTAGCAAGTTCTTTATCGTTTATAGGTAAATCCATTAGGAGAAAAATGATTCTAAGGTAACTTTTTTTTCGACTTCCCATCCAATCGAATCTAAAATTGCTTTTAGAGGATATACAAAACTTTTTTCAAATTGCAATTCATAATCAATGTATTGCGATAAACCAAACTCTGTAGGAAAGTCTTGAATGAATGATAGCACATTCTCTTGTATAGTGTTTGGTTTCTTTAAATAGAGAAATTTAATCTTCTCCCCATTTCCAATGGCAGAATATTTATTAGTTAACTTTTTCTTCCTGAGATAATAGTTAAACAATAATGCACCACGTATATGTATAGGAGTTCCTTTTACATAGATGTCAGATGATGATTTGTACTTCTGAACATTAGATGCAGTCCGAGGAAATGCAATCTGTTCTGGAGGAAGAGATTTAAATTCTTTTCTAGCATTTTCAATGAAGTCAATAACTTCATCTTCAGTCCCTCTCATCATTAATTTGAGAGCATCTTTAATCATTGTTCGACAAGGTGCAGGGGTAGAAGACTTAACTGCTTCAATACCCATCATCTTTAGTTTGGGTTCTTCGTATCTAACTCCTTCGCTATCCCATACGTTTAAGATATATCTTTTCTTTGCTGTCCATATTCCACGTTCTGCGATGTTCTCTCTCTTCATAACCATCTTTTGGTCATATGCGTTTACGTACGTGGCCAACGCTTCATAAGAACTCTCAATATACTTCTCAAATTCCATTTCACAGATCTTATTAAGGAACGTGCAAATGCTCGCAGCATCCTTCTCTCTATCTTTGTATATGACCTCCACCAGAGGACCAAGATTAAGATAGATGGAATCAGTATCTGAAGCAATAACATAATCAACCTCCTTTGTTTTTAAAATTTTGTTTAAGTATTCATTCATTCTATTTTCTATCCAACGAATAGAAACTTGTCCTGATAAAGTAATTGCTTCCGCATTTGCAAGTTTATAATAACGGAAGTATTGATTACCAATCGCACCATAGGCAGAGTTTAATTGAATCTTACGTGCCATCTGGATATTATTACATCTAGCAATTTCCTTAGTAAGAGCATTGGATGGGTTCTTTTCATATGCTTGCTTTGCTGCAAGCATTTTCTTTTTATATACTGTTCGATCCTTGTATATCTTTTCCATAATCTCTGGAAGAAACCCTCTAACATCTTTCCTATACATTGCACCGTTTGCACAAACAGCATTATCTTTGTACATTTCAAATGTTAGATCTTTAGAAAGTATCTTATCAACCGTAACTGTTGGATGTTTTTGCTCTATTAAAGTTTCTGGTGAAATATTATATTGCATAATCAAATGCGGATATAGACTGTTCAAGTCAAAAGAAACAACCCAATCATACTTGCCAGGTATTGGTTCTTTTACATATGCACCTGCATATTTTGCATCTTTATCAGATCTTTCTTTTGGAGGAATTACAATGTTTCTCTGTTTAAGATAATTGTAGATAATAGTATCCCACATACGAACTTGATAAAATACATCTACAAAGTTTACCTTTGCGTCGAGTGCCATTGTAACAGCTAGTTCGATTAACTTCATCTTGTCTTCCAAACGGTCAACAAGTTCCACGTCAATGATGTTGTATTCTACAAACTTCTGCCATCCTTTTGTATAGAAGTCTTTGAATGTATCAAACTCTGAGTGATCTAATTTCTTTTGTCCGAGTTCTACGTTAGCAATATGATCCAGTCTATATGATTCTTGATTAGTATAAGTAAACTTCTTATAAAGATCCAGATAATCAAGTTGAGTTATACCACCCACATCATATGAAATATTTTTACGACCTTGAATATAAACTTCATCTTCTGTTACTAATCCCCAAGGAGAAAAACGTTTCATTAGTTTCTCACCTAATACACGATCTAATCTACGACAGATATATGGAATATCATATAATTGAATGTTCCAACCAGTAACAACCTCTGGTGTATTATCTTCTATCATCCACCAATTTATGAATGCATTTAGAAGTTCATATTCTGAATTGAATTGTTTATAAGTTACATTCTTTTGTGTATTATTAAAAGGTCCTTGTCCCCAAGTAATTATTTGTTTTGTTGTATAATCCTGTATTGTAATTAACAATATTTCTTCTGCAGCAGATTCTACATCTGGGAATCCATTCTCAGACTTAACCTCAATATCTAATGAGAAAAGTTTGATCTTACTAATATCAAACTTAATTTCTTTTTCTGGATATTTCTCTGAGATATATTGATAGATATATCTATCATTTCCATATATCTTAAAGTTTTCGACACCATCATATTTCTTGATAAATTCGCGACAATCGCGAACTGTACCAGGTTCTACAGATTCGACATGTTCACCATCCAATGTTTTGTATTTTGTTCTCTTCTTTGATTGAACAAAAAGAGTTGGATAAAACTTCTCTCTGATTGCGAAATGTTTTCCATTTTCGTAACCACGAACTAAGAAGTTGTCTCCAACCATCTGGACGTTAGTATAAAAACGCATTATTTTGTTAGTTCAAGATACTGATCAATAATTTCTTTTTTGGGTTCTACCATTGTTAGTATATCATCTGATCTTAGCATCATTTCAGTTTGCCCTGCAAAATCTGGCCAAGGTGTTAGACCTTTATCCTTATCATATTGATAGGGATTTTTTATTTTGCAATCAGGTTCTCCTAATTCTGCTTGAATTTCTTCAACTTCACAGATAACAACATTATCAACTTTTAGCAGAAGTCCCTTCACTTGTTTGTTTTGCGAGCTCATTTAATCGATCCTCATACATTTTTTTAACAGATTCTAATGGTTCAACAACCGTTACTACCCAATCAGGTTTAATTGGAATCGATTTATCAGAACTTAAAAGAATCCAAGGAGATAAGGTAATCTCAACCGAAGTATCATTAGTGTTTACCTCTTCAGTTAGAAGAAGGGGTTTTTGACTAACAATCTTAAAAGGATTAGTTAGGAGATATCCTACAATCTTTTGATTCTTTTCATCTTCACCCATGACTAACTCTTTTGCATCGGAAATTATTTGATCTCCTGATTTTAATAAAATTAGTTTTACTGACATTTTGTTTTTTTCATCCCTTATATTATAGCAAGAAAAAAGACCCCTGTAAAGGGGTCATTAATTCTGGTGTCAACTCATTGATATTTATAGGAAGTCTTTTCGAGCATGATGCTCTGGAACCACTTTACCTAAATCAACTGTAAGAAGACCATCTTCAAAAGTAACTTTTGTAATTTCTACATCATCAGACAATTGCCAAGATCTTTCAAATGATCTTTGAGCAATTCCTCTATGAACACAATTGCAATCTTCTCCTTTCTTTTCTTCTTTTTTACCCTCAACGTATAGTTTACCGTGTTCGGTGTAAACTTTAACTTCTTTCTTTTTAAATCCTGCTAGTGCAATCTCTAAACTAGACTCATGATTATTATGTTGAATAATATTATATGGAGGATAGTTCGTGGGTGTAGTTTGCCAGAACTGATCAATATATGAGTCGAGTCCAATACTGTTTTTTGCAATCTTATCCATTAATTCTGAAAGATTGTTTGCAGTATACCTTTGAATGTTTGCCATGGTTCTCCTTTGTAAGCGAGTTGTTTAATTGTGGATCCTTTCGGCATCCAATACTATTTAAACATATAATATTAAAAAAGGGGATGTTGAATCCCCTACTTTAGTATTCGGTTATATCTCCATCAACTTTAAAAAAGTTTCTCTATGATCTTTAACGTGGTACGTATAACCGCCCCTTTCTCTAACTGCTTTCGCTAATGGATAATCATTTTCTCCTTCGCTCATCATATCTCCAAAGAAATGTATCTGATCATTAGAATCAAAATCTCTAAGTATTTGACTCTTATCTACATTTGATATATCAAGACCAGTTTGACCTCCTATCTGAACATTTAGATATGGAAAACGAAGTCTCAATCTATTTGAGATATTTTCTCTTTCATTGGTAGTATGATCATATTCAACATACATTCTTCTTTCATCTAAATCATTCTCTCCTCTACCAAGAACACTAAAATTAATACCGCCTGGTCTGGTTTCAATATGTTTTCCTGTCCTTATGGGAAAATCACTATTTTCTAATTCTTGTTCTAAAAATTCTTTTACTTCTTCTGGTAGAGTCCATTCAGATCTATAAACATTATTATCTTGTTCATAGACATCACTACCAGAACAATTATAAACTCTTTGACATTTATTGCAGAGTTCTGTTCCGAGTTGTTCTATGGTCTTTTCTTTATCGCTACCAGTAACAATATACATTTTGCAATTATCTGCAAATGCTAGAAGATAACTTAAGAAATCTTCTTCAATTGTTTGTCTACTTGGTGTTAAAGTTCCATCAACATCAAAGATATATTTTGTCATGATTCCTCTTTGTAGTTTCCAATCTTCATACATTTTTTTCAATTCTTCAGAATCTGCTTTACATGAAGGTCCTCTTTCTAGTAAAGGACGTTGCCTTGCACTATACCTCCAATAAAAGTTTCTTAAATAATCAGATCGCCAATCTAACATAAAATAAAAAAAGACCCTCTGCCCCACTCAATGAGTTGCATCTTAGGTCAAAGTTTGGTTAGGGTGGGAGGTAGGAATACATTTTACCTACAAGTAATGGGAATCGCTAGTGCGAAAATTAGTACATTACAACAACAGTCCTTCTGGTAAGAAGTTCATCCGAAGATGCGGGCACCACCCCTGACCGTTTACATTACCCCGCCTAATTCCAACAGGGTTGTTCAGTCACTCCCTGCAAGAGAAGCGTCCTTCCCTTACAAATATAGTATAGCATAAAAAAATAGGGTGTCAACCCCTATTGCCAATATTCATCTAAAACATCAAAAACTCTGTTGAGATACTCATTAGCACCTCTACACTCCCATTCTCCTTTCTCTCCTATTTCGCACTTGTAATATAGTTCTCTTTTAAGTTGCATGAGTCTATTAGTCATAGCAACTTTGTCTAGTCTGCCATTCATTTTGTTACTCCTTAAAGTAAAATATGTAAGAAAAAATGTACTATACCTCTTCTTCTACTTTTTTCTTCTTACTACCTATATTATATTTTGTCTCTAGTATCCAGTCGTTTTTGTCTTTATATGCTAATACTTTAATTTGATTTAGAGGTGCAATATCCTGTATTTTATCAGTGTCTACGATACCGACCAGTCCCCAGTCAGCAAGAAGCTGAGCAATACGATTCCTACGCTGAACGTCATTAGAAGTAAGATTAGCGTGTTTGCCATCAAGGGCAAATAATTCCTTGAAGTGGACAAGATAATACCTCCCCTGTTTATGTAATATATGACATGATTGATATATTTTCTTCTCTTTCCTAGATGCTACACCAATTCTTGTAAGAGTTTCTCTAACTTTCAGAAAATCATCTGGTTCATTAAGTAAAACTTCTACCATTTTTTCTGGCGACCACTTCACTTCAGGTTCTCTAACAACACTACTCATCGTTTTCCTCCAGTTTCAAATTTCGATTTTATAAAATCAAGTTGTTCTTGTGTTAGAATTCTCAAAGCTTGTTTTGCCTTTTCGTCACTATATCCATAGTAACGTTTTACATAATCAAGATCTTTGATCGTATCTTTACGGAGCCAAGGAGAGAATCTCTTCTTAGTTCTGAGTGTATTTAGCAAAAAATCATATTGAAGCTTCTTTTGTAAAAGAGGGTTCATATTCATCTCATTTGCAAACATAATTGCATCAAGATGACCAGAGAAACAACGGTTAATAATATAAGCAGGATATGCTTTTTCTAGAGATGGATCTTCATCTATTAAGTTTTTCTTTGTTTGATTTATAGAGTTTAACCAATCCTTTAATTCACTACTCATATTTTTTTAATTCGTGTGTAACCTTATCAAGAAGATCTTGATGATAATCATACCATATTGTTGCTCTAAATGGCATATCTCCTCTTTCTTGGTATGGAATATATGATCTTAAAAAACTTAATTGGTTCTTTAACATCTTCAACTGTTCATAATTTAATTCTATCACGCAGTAACCTCCACGGTGCATGAGCAAACAAGATTGCGATCTCCATAAACATTATCTACTCTCGCCACTGCAGGCCAGAATTTATTAGTTTGATTGACAGGATATGCAGCTTGTTCTCGACTATAACTGTTTTCCCAAACATCTGATGCTATCATTCTAGCAGTATGAGGTGCATTTTTCAACACATCTTTATCTCTATCAATTTCTTTTCTTATCATCTTCATTGCTTCAACAAATCTCTTCAATTCATCAAGAGATTCACTTTCAGTGGGTTCTACCATCATAGTATTTGAAACTGGCCATGATAATGTAGGAGCATGAAAACCATAGTCCATCAATCTTTTTGCTATATCCTCTGCACTAATTTCTCCAAAATGACGACAATCAAATATACACTCATGAGCAACTCTACCATTCTCTGCTCTATAGAGAACTTTAAAATCAGAATCTATCTTATATGCTAACCAATTAGCAGATAGTAAAGATATTTCACTTGCTTTTCTTAACCCATCAGCACCCATCATACGAATATACATCCAACTAATAGGTAAAATAGATGCACTACCAGTTAACGACGCAGATACTCTATGTGTAACAAAAGGTGTCAAATGTGTTGCAACACCAATAGGACCTACACCTGGTCCTCCACCTCCATGAGGGATACAAAATGTTTTATGTAAATTTAAATGGCATACATCTGCACCATAATCACATGGTTTTGCAAGTCCAACTTGTGCATTTAAGTTAGCACCATCAAGATACACCTGCCCACCATTATCATGAACAATCTTACATATATCTTTGATAGTTGGTTCAAATACACCATGAGTTGATGGATATGTAATCATAATACAAGACAACTCAAAGGTATTCATTATTGCTTTTTTCTCTAAGTCTTCCATGTCTATATTACCATCATCATCACACTTGACACCTACAATCTTCATACCTGCCATAATAGCACTAGCAGGATTAGTTCCATGTGCACTCGTGGGTATTAGGCATACATTTCTCTGGTCATCTCCCCTACTTTTGTGGTATTCTTGAATGGCAAGAAGACCCGCATATTCTCCTTGAGATCCTGCATTTGGTTGTAATGATATTGAATCAAATCCAGTAATTTCACATAACCATCCTTTTAGATCATTGATAATGATATCATACCCTTCTCTTTGTTTTTTGGGAGCAAATGGATGCATATTTCCAAACTCTGGCCATGAAACTGGCATTAATTCAGATGCTGCATTAAGTTTCATTGTACAACTACCAAGTGGTATCATACCGTTTACTAATGAAAAGTCTTTCTGTACTAATTCATTAATATATCTCATCATATTAGTTTCACTATGATACTTGTTAAAAACATCTTGCTGTAACCATTTACCTTTTCTATAAGGTATAGTTTTCCATACATAATCTTTACATGCATCATATACATGGTTTATTGTATTACTACTAGCGTTGAATACAATCTGCGTCTGTATTATTTCATCTAATTCAGATATTGTAGTTAATTCATCTACAGTTATATACATCCAACCATCTTCATATCTAACATTAAATTTATCACTTAGAATATTATAGTAATCAATATCAGTTTTTACACGAATAGTATCAAAACCTTCAGTATCCTCTACGTCCCTACCACACCATCTTAATGCTGTTTTTAACGTCTCTCTATATTTTAATATTCTATCTGCTATTTTTCTCAGACCTTCCGAACCGTGATAAGCAGCATAAAAACCTGCCATATTTGCGAGGAGTGCTTGAGCAGTGCATATATTGGACGTTGCTTTGTCTCGTCTTATGTGTTGTTCCCTTGTTTGTAACGCTAATCGTAGTGCTTTATTACCTTGGGAATCTAGAGACTGTCCTACAATACGTCCAGGAATCTTACGTTTATGTTTTTCAGTGGTTGCAAAAAATGCTGCATGAGGTCCTCCAAAACCCATAGGAACTCCAAACCTTTGCATACTACCAACAGCGATATCAAATCCCATCTGTCCTACAGGTTTCATTAACACCTGTGCCAATGGATCTACAACTGCGATCTTCATTAACTTACAAACTTCTGCTGCTGTAAGTAAACCATCAGGATGTCTTAACTTACCATGATTGTTTGGTAACTGAACTAAAATACCAAATGCCTCTTTAAATTCTGCTAGTGGAATTGATTCATCAAAATCTATTAGTACTATTCTAATTCCAAGAGGTTTTGCTCTTGTCTCTAATACTTTTAAGGTTTGAGGAAATACTTTACTATCAACTATAAATTTCTTTTCTTTACTTGCTGAATGTGCTAATATCATTGCCTCTGCAGCTGCAGTTCCCTCATCCAGTAATGATGCGTTTGCAACTGGTAATCCAGTAAGTTCAGTAATTAATGTTTGATAATTAAATAATGCTTCTAATCTACCTTGAGATATTTCTGCCTGATATGGTGTGTAAGATGTGTACCATGCAGGATTCTCAAATACATTTCTTTGAATAACAGGAGGAACTATTGTACCATAATATCCTTGTCCTATTAAACTTCTTTTAATTTTATTCAATCCTGCTATTTCTTTTAATTCTGTTAACGCTTCATGTTCGCTACATCCATCAGGTAATTTACTATCTCCTCTTAGAAGTATAGAGTCTGGAACTACTTGCCTTACTAATTCATCAATAGAACTAAGTCCTAGATCAGATAACATTTCTAATTGCTCTTCCTCGGTAGGACCGATATGACGTTGAATAAATTCTGACATAAAGTATATGTTTTTAGTATTTTAACAATAAAAAGGTTTTTTTACAACTGTTGCTACTTCTAATTTTCCTCGAATCTTAACATTTATTTTTGAACCAACTTTAGAAGATTCTACGGGAACATAAGCTAAGGCAATTGGTATTGATAAACTAGGAGACCAAGATCCACTTGTAACTTTTCCAACAACAACATCATTATCAATGATAGGATAATCATGCCTTGCTATATTCCTTTTAGTCAATGTAATAGCAACCAACTTCTTATGTATACCATTTTTCTTTTGATTATCTAATATTTCTTTTCCAATATATGGTTTTTTAGAATTTACTATCCATCCTAATGATGCCTCATAAGGAGTTGTAGTTGTATCCATTTCACTCCCATACAAATGCATACCTGCTTCTAAACGAAGTGTATCTCTACATCCTAAACCACAAGGAGAAACTCCTTTATCTAATAGAAGATCCCATAATTGAATACCTGCAGATTTTGATAATAATATTTCTACTCCATCTTCTCCAGTATATCCTGTTCTAGCAACAAACATATCTTCATTCAAAGAATTAATAACTTCATGACTAAATCTGGTTGGTAAATTAAATTTAACATTTAAAGTTTCTTCTAAAATACTAATCGCATTTTTTCCTTGAACTGCTAAAAATATACCATCTCCTTTATAATCAATAACTTCAATATCTTTTGGTTCTAATTGACTTTTAATCCACTCAGTATCTGATTCAAGACAACAAGCATTTATAACAACGACTACTTCATTATCTCCACGATCATATATGATTAGATCATCTCTAATACCTCCTTGATCATTCATCAATACACTATAACATGCTTTACCTACAGATAATTTTTCTAAATCAGTAGGAACTAGATATTGCAATTTATCTTTTACATTTTCTCCAATCAAACGTAAAGAACCCATATGAGATATATCAAACATTCCACAAGATTCTCTGACAGATTTATGTTCAGTCATTAAACTGGTAAACTGAACTGGCATTTCCCATCCTGAGAAAGGAACCATTCTACCACCTGCTTTTACTGAGGACTCATATAGAGGTGTTCTACTTAAGTTCATTTTCTAAATTACTAAGAATGTATGAGTATGCTTCTAATATATCTCCCTTTTCATTTCTAAACAAATCCTTATCAAAACTAGTTCTAGTACCTACTTTCCATAATCTACAACTATCAGGACTTATCTCATCAGCTAAAACTAAATTACCATCTTTATCTGTTCCAAATTCAATCTTAAAATCAACTAAATCAAATCCAATATTAAAAAATAATTTAATTAAAACTTTATTGATATCTAAAGCAGGTTTTATAAATTCTGCTTGATCATATCCCATGAGTTTCATACGATCATATGTTAATAAAGGATCATCTTTACTATCATCTTTTAAATGAAATTCTACTAATGGTATAAAAAACATTTTACCTTCAGGAATTGTAGTTTGTCTGACTATTGATCCTGCTGCAAGATTTCTAACAATAACTTCCAAAGGAACTATATCAACTTTCTTACAAAGCATTTCATTGCTTTTAGAAGTTTTAATATAATGAGTTTTGATTCCTGCTTTTTCTAATTCCTTAAATATAAGTTTAGAAATTTGACAACATAAAGCACCCTTACCCTCTGGATAATCTTCTTTTTTACCATTTCCTGCTGTTACTTTATCTTCGTATTTAATTAATACTTCTTCTGGTTCATCCGTAGTGTAAACTGTTTTTACTTTACCTTCAACAAAAGTCAATAAATTCATTGTGCTAAACCTTCCTTCTTTAATTTATTATAGTTGTAACATCCATCAAAAGTAAATTGTATCTTTGGTTTCTCTGTCTCGTAATTTAATAACAATAATTCTTTTCTTTGTTGTTGATCCCTCATATATTCTCCAACAGATCTCATAGTATAAGTTAAATCAAACTCAGCAGCATCCCAAGTACTAAAACGATCTTTTACTAATTGATTAGAATTATAACTAACCATCATATTAATTTTGGAATTATCGCAATCTTTAGCAAATTGATCATGATCAAATTTTTTATGCATTGATCCCTTCTTACCATATAAATTATCTTTTATATCATAAGGAGGATCCATATACATGAAAATACCATCATGCACATCATTCTCTAGTAGATACTCATAAGAGTATTGATTTATATTCCAATGGGAAATAATCTCCTGATAACCAGTAAGTTTTTCAATACCTCTCATTGAAAAGTTAGATACAGATGCCTGTTGAGAAAAGGATGAACTTTCTGTCAATCCGCTAAAAGAACATTTATTAACGATATAGAATCTAGAAGCACGTTCTAAATCATCAATACTTTGATCATTAATTAAATCTTTAGACTCAACAAATAATTCTCTTGCTGTATCTGGATTTGGATATTTTGATTTATAATCAGTTATTCTCTCTTGTAATTCACTTCCAAACTGTTGAAGTTGAACCCAAAAATTATATAAAGGTTCATACAAATCATTTACTGTAATCTTAAGATGAGGATATTTTTTTGAAATGTGAATAGCTACACTACCACCACCCAAAAAAGGTTCTCTATACTCAGTATAGTTTCTAAGATCAGGAAAGTATTGATCCATCTTAGTACAAGCACGAGACTTTCCGCCAGGATAACGAAGTGGAGTTTTGTACGATTTTTTAGACATTAGTTTTGATTAGATATTCTCTAAATTGTTTTTTCATTTCATCCCAACTCAGACCACAATATGATGCTGCTTTTGGTATGTTCCATTTACAACTATAAAGCATTTGCATAGATTTTGTGGTACTAGAAATCATTTACAATGGCATCATTCCGTATGGGTTTCTTTGTTTTTCTAACATCTCCATTTCCATTTTGATTGTAATTACTTCGGTAAGATCTCCGACTGTTTCTGACATCTCACGATATCCATTACCAACGTAGATTTGACCTGCCATTACTGCAAAAGTGCAAGCACCCCAAAAGAGGTAATATCTACTTGATTTTACTTGATGTTTTAATTTTGTATAAGATTTTGTCATTACGACATACAATTCTGTATATTCTATTCTACCTTATTTTTCTCTTCTTGTCTACTCTTTTCTTCTTCCCAATGTTTTATCAAAGATTCTAATTCACGAATCCTATCTTTTGCACTGTTAATTTTATCATCAAGTTTCATTAGGGTTCTCCGAATATAGTAGAAATTAAAATTACTCTTCTACCTTTACTTGGTCTTTGCATATAATGTTCTCCTGTAAAAAGAACAACATCATCTTCTTTAGGAGAATGTCTATCATCTCCTATGATTGTATCTCCATCAGTATTAGTTAAATATACAATTAAATTAGAATGAGGAGTATTTGGATGATCTACATGTGGATCCGAATACTGTCGTCCCGAATCAGGATGGGTAGCATTAGCATTTGATCTTAAGAAGAAATAAGGAATATCTTTGTATAAACCATTGTAATCTATAATTTCTCCCATAACAACAAAATTATCATTAGCTAATGAAGAGTTAGGTAAAGTATATCCCTGCAGTTCTGGTCTTTGTAAGAAGACATGACTATAGAAATCCATATTTGTTGACACATTATGTCTCCATGGAAACTCTCTTCCAAGAACATGTTTTTTAAGTTGGAGATAATGATTTGTTTTAGGATTTTTTAAAACTTTAATCATTTAAATTCACACTCTACCATAATCTCAGTTAACGCTGCCAGAAGATTAATTTCTTGATCTGCGACGAACGCAATTTGGTACTGATATTTTGCAATAATAAGGACAGCAGCAGGTATACTGCTACTGACCAAGGCACCATATAAGCTATCGTAAATGCGACGCAATAACATAGAAGTTTCGTTGTCCATGTTGGCAACAACCCACTTACGAACTTCTGAAAAGTTTTTTTCTTTGAGATATTTAAGGAGATCATTTACAGCGACATCTGAGAAAGCAGCTAATATACCAGTATCTATCTTTCCACTAACTGAATATTTTTGACATTCATTAAGAACTCTTCTCCAATCAGGAAAATGTTTGTTTATTAATTCTACTAAAACTTTTTTATCGGATTCTACTTTTTCTTTATCTAAGATATATAATAATCTCTGAAAAAACTTTGCTGCTATTTCTTGTTTCTCTTTGCCCTTAATGCTGAATTCAACCACAGCACACCTTGAATGGAGGGGTTCGAGTATTTTATTCTTGTAGTTGCACGTAAAGACGAATCTGCAATTCGACGCGAACTCTTCAATAAATGCTCTAAGTAAGAGCTGTACATCGTTCCCTGTGTTATCTGCTTCATCAATGATGATGACCTTGTGCTTCGCCTCCGAAGACAACGATACAGTAGATGCAAAGTTTCTTGCGTTATTTCGTACTGTGTCGAGGAATCTTCCTTCATCGGATCCATTGATGACATAGAAATCTGCTCCAAGTTCGTTACATAGTGCTTTTGCTACCGTAGTTTTACCAACACCTGGAGGACCAGACAATAACATATTAGGTATTTCCCCAGTATTTAGGAAATCCTTAAATGTTTTCTTTATGCTATCTGGTAAGATGCAATCTTCAATTGTTTGTGGTCGATATTTTTCGACCCATATAAAATCACTCATTTACACATAATATAATAAAAAGTTCAATAAGTCAAACTCTCTTTCTTTTTCTTCTCAATGCTAACATTGAGATAGCAGTTGCTAAAAATGCAACCATACTAAATGATGCCATTGCTAGTGTTGTACTGTAGATAACATCCATTGGAATCATTGGTTGTGCTTCCCAAGTACCAGGCAGTGTGTATACAGATGGGTTTGATAGAAATATATTCATTGTTAAGGTCTCCATTAGTTTCTATACTTATATGTATGATTACATTCTAACTAAAATAGACTAGTTGTGCAATCAATCTTTACATTTGTTCCAAATCATATTCCCAATCTTCTATAACAATATTTGCAAACATTCTATCGCTGAGTATATCTAATTGTTCTCTTGCCTTTTCTTCATTCTCTGCTTCAAAAGTTAATTCAATAATTTTATTGATTCGTAACCTATCAACCTTTATATCTTTAGCGACTTTATTAACATTTGCCATGATAGCATTTCCTGCAGCATCTGAAACAGATTCTATTAGTCGTATGTAAACTCTTGCTTTAAATCTCATTGTAGTTAAATGTAATTTGTATCGTCGTCTTTTTCCACACCAAAATCATTAAATCTTTCTCTGTAATAACGACGTTGATTCCACGTTTGTCCACTTGTAGAACCTTTGCATGGATTTATACAATCATCAAAATCTGCATCATTACAAACCAATCCTGCTAAATCATGGGGACATCCTATTTTACCTGTAGACCAGAAAAATTGTCCACCTATCCATTTTGCATTGCATTGGGGACAGACTTTAATATCCATTCATTACCATTGTTTTGGATGATTATTAATATCACCCTCAACATGATTATGATCTATCTCATCTATATGAGCATGATCTATAGACTCTATGTGCAGATGTTCTAATGCATCAGCAATACGCTCTAATGAATTTGCAATTCTAGCAACATCAGTTGTTAGTATTTGATAATTTTCAGTTAAAATAGTCATAGCCAATTTGGTTTTTTAGATGGGTCGCGTAAATAGTTAGATGCTGCCCAAGGTTTGGAAGCAATATAACGTTTGTAAGCAGTGAAGATATCAATAGTTTTATCATACTTGAATTGATCAGGACCTGCAAATGCGAATGGTGTTGCTTCTTTATGACATAATAAAGATTTTCCTGTTCTTTCTTCAAATACTTTTTCAGCTGCATTCATTGCAGTTTGGCAAGAATGTATCTTTCCATATCTACTAGTATACTCTTCAAGTAATCCAAATCCATGTTGTATTAACCAAGCAGTGTTAGCAATACTCTCTGCTGCCCAGATAGTACATGGATGTCCTCTGAAAGCACCCTTCTCGGTATTGTAAGGTGTTCCATCTTTCTTAGGTAGTAAATCATTACCCCAATTAAAATACCACTTAGAATAGACTACTGCCAACATCTGGCAAGTCTCAAGAGGCATTTTTACCACATGTTTATCGGGTAAAACTTGTGCTGAAATATTTGGGTCGGGATGAGTAATAAAAATGTTCATTCGGATGCCCTCCATTCTTTTCTCATTTTAACATAGGTGACATTCTTAGCAACTATATCTCTTACTTTCTTAAAGATTTTTGCAGATTTGGCAAACTTACTTGTATCATGATCTTCTTCTTGTGGTAATATTTCTTTTGTTCCTTTTTTATATTTTCTACCTGAGTTATGATTCGCGTATCTTCTAGCACGAGTAAATCCCATTTCTAAAAATTTACGACACATATCCATACCGATGAAATCTTTTTCATCACGATAATCAAGATACATTCCGAAGATATGATTAGAAGATTCTATTGCAATCTCTGGAGTCTTGAATCTCCAATGAGCACATATATCGTTAGTATAAGGGCGAACCAGTAAAACTCCTTGCTCTCCCCTTCCAATACGATAAAGTTTGCGATTTTCTTCAACTGAAAAGTCAATTGTTTTGTAATCGAGGTCATAATTAAATTCTTTCATAAAGATCGGTCACAAGTCCATCTTTTGACTTCTTGTGATTTGAAACGTCTATGTAAGTATTCTACTGCTTCCTTTGGTTGTGCATCATCACCACAACAGAAAATGTCACACTTTGCAATATTCTTCTCTGGCCACGTATGTATACTGATATGACTTTCTTCAAGTAATGCATATCCAGTAACTCCTTGAGGTTCAAACTTATGTGTCTCTATCTTGAGATATTTTGATTTTGCTATTATAGATGCATTCATCAAACTATCCTTTATAAATTCTTCTTCATTAAGAAGATCAAAAGGGCAGTCTATAAGATCAAATAGAATGTGCTTCATTCTTTTACATAAGGTGGTTCTTTTAACTTAGGCCATTTTTTATAAAATTCTTCTGCAGGTTTAGGATCATAATCAGGATGATGTGAACTATTAACAGATGGTTCCCAAGGTTTCTTAGATCTATTGTGTATAACAATAAATTTATCGGCAGCAAATGTTCCTGCTAAACTAATTTGAATTTCATCCCCATCAACCCAGTTCATACTACCATCTTTCTTGGTATGTTCCATAAGTCTTTGGATTTCGTCAATCATTTCTTGTGT